AGCCCAGGATTCCCCGAGTCCTTGGGCAGCACCTACGTCCCGCTGAACAACACCGGCATCACCGCCTACTGGTTCAACGTCACGCCGCGACGCATCATCGGCGTGGCAACTGAGTCCGCTGCCTACGCCAGCTTCTACCTGGGTTGGGTGAACCCCTTCGCCACGGCCGTGGAGCTGCCCTACCCGATCTTCATCTGCGGCTCCAGCGAATCCTCCGCCGTCAACATGAGCTCATCCCTGATCAACTTCTCGGGGATCCCCGACCCGGTGGCCACGTCCTCCGGGACTGCTGGACCGGCCATGTTCCGCGCGCCCGATGGGACGTGGTACCGAGTCCGCAACAGCATCACCACCGGCGGCACCAGCCGAGCCGCGAGCACCACCGAGGGGCAGATCTTCCCCTCCGCCACGCCCCCGGCCCTGACCGGCACCGACCAGAAGGCGTGGTACGGCGGGGTGGAGACGGCGAGCGCCCTGGTGCCCCAGACGGGTCTGCCCGGGGCGCCGAATCGCGGCATGGCCCCAACAGAGGACAGCGGCGGCGATCTGTACCCCCTGTTCCCCTGCACGATCCACTCCCACAGCGGCTTCATCGGGATCCTGGGCGAGATGGAGGACGTGTTCTGGCTCCCCGCGTCCGTCGGGGGGATCGCCCCGCAGGACGTCGTCGACGGGAACTTCACAGTGTTCGGCATGGGCAACCGCAGCGAGACGTGGACCCGCTGGGCCATGAGAACCTCGGAGGATTGAATGCCCTTCCAGACAGGAACATCCTCGGACCAGGAGGACCTCATCTCCGATCTCTTCACGTTCGCCGCGGCGAACGGCTGGACGGTGGATGAGCAGGACAACACCAACGACCGCGGCTCCCTGCACCGCAACAGCGTCTTCGTCCACTTCTCCTGGGACGGCACCGAGGGCGGCGGCCCGAACAACATCGCGCTGACGCAGTCCCTGGCCTTCTCCGGAACTGGGATCGCGATCGACGCCCACACCAACGACTCCGGGAATGGAGTCGGGACGACGGTGCTCTCCACGGAGCGCCGCGTCTCGGGCGTGGGGAACGGACCATACACCTACTGGTTCTTCGCCGACGACGTGTACATCCACGTCGTGCTCCTGGTCTCCACGGACATCTACCGCCACTTCAGCTTCGGCGAGATCAACAAGATCGGCGACTGGACCGGCGGGGAGTACGTCGCTGGCCACGTCTGGGACCTCTCGGGCGTGCAGGATGACAACCCCACCTCCGGCGAGCACTCCCTGCTGCTCGACGCCCTGCACACCTCGGAGACTGGAGATGACGAGCGGGAGCCCGCCACGATCCACGTGGAGGGACTCCCCGGTCAGGGCGCCAGCGACTGGGCGAACGTCGGGGGAGGCATCAACACGACCTGGATGACGACCGATGGCGGCGGCAACCAGCGGACCCGGGCAGTGGGGGGATTCCGCGGCGGCCTCCTCCTGAACCAGTTCGCGTACCTCTCCGCGAATCTCAACAACGGCTTCATCCCCCTGATCCCGATCCCCATCTGCCACGTCAACGACTCCACGAACCCCGACCAGTACACGCTCCTGGGCTACATGCCCAACATCCGGCAGCTGCAGATCCAGCACCTGGAGCCCGCCACGAGCCTGGTGGTGGGGGCGGACACGTGGTGGATATTCCCCGCCGTGCGGAAGCGCAACCTCCAAGATGACGCCCAGGAGAGTCGCTCCATGGGCATCGCGTACCTGGAGACCTGAGCTGTGGCCAACTTCGCCGGAGGCCCGATCACGGCTCTCGGGGACCAGACCCAGGACGGGGCTCGCTTCACTGTCTTCCAGGAGCTGTCCACCGATGGCAACTGGATCGGCGCCCCGCGGTTCACGAACCTGAACGCGCTGCAGCCCCCGGGCTTCTTCGGCGACTTCGAGGACTTCGCGCCGATCATGACCGTCGCCAGCTGGGAGGGGACGCGCGTCCTGGCGATCGCCGAGGATTGGTTCGAGAAGTTCTACGTCCTGCCCAGGGAGATCGACGTCGGGCTGGTGCTCTCGGCGACCCAGGTGGCTATGGAGGTGTACAACTCCGACCGCGCCATCCCCGGCACCCACAGCTGGACGGCGTTCACGAACAACACGGACGATGGGGTGTCCATCATCGACCTGCCCGCGCTGCCCCTCGCCATCCCCGGGCAGCACGGCGACAGCTTCACCCTGGAGGTCTCCCCCTCAGGCCCACCCGTCATAGACGGAACCCTCGACTTCCAGTTCAACTTCCCGATCGGGGTCCTGATCCTCTCGGTTCCGCTGACCGGGCGACGGCTGCTGGTCTTCGCCTACCGCCCCGAGCGGCCCATGGCCGAGCGGCTGGAGTTCCTGACGGACATCCTGGAGCACGTGGACGGGACGGAGCAGCGCGTCGCGCTGAGGAAGAACCCCCGCCAGGTGTTCGACCTGAAGATCCTCCGAGAGGACGGCGCGGAGCGGCAGAGGCTCGAGTACATCCTCTTCGATCTCCACGATGAGCTCCTGGGCCTGCCGGCGTGGCACGAGCCTACGGTGCTCACCCTCCCCGCGTCGGTGGACGACGTCACGATCACCGTGGAGAGCACGGCCTACGCCGACTACCGGGTTGGGGGCAGCGCCGTCATCTTCCAGGACGAGACCCACTTCGAGTCGCTCCCGATCGCCAGCCTCACCGCGACCACCATCACCTTCACCAATCCGCTGGTCAACGACTACGATGCCGGGGTGGAGGTCATGCCGATGCGCCTGGCCTACCTGGATGCCGACGTGGACGGCAGCCGCCATCCAGTGAATCTGGCCGAGTTCTCGGTCACCACGCGGATCTTCGACAACGACTCGGATCTCGCGGACGACTCCGCCTGGCCCACCTTCCAGGGGAAGATCCTGCTGGACGACGAGAACGTCCTGCAGAGGCAGGGTCAGCTCCCCGAGACCCTTCGGCGGCGGATCATCCGGGTGGACGGCGCGACCGGGGTGATCATCCAGGGCAGTCCATGGGATCGGGATCGGCGCATCAGCCAGAAGTCGTTCTCCGTCCAGGACCGCCAGGCCCTGTGGGAGGTTCGGCAGCTGCTGCACTTCCTCCGCGGTCGCCAGGTGTCCTTCTACCTCCCCAACTTCTATCGGGACGTAACTCTCGAATCTTCGTGGCTTTCCGCGACCGCTGTTGCCGACATCGTCAACGTGGGATATACTCGGTACGTCCGCCAGCGGAGCCCCAAGCAGTATCTGCGGGTCGAGCTGGTGGATGGGACCATCATCGACCGGACGATCCTGGACTCAGCGGAGATCTCGGCAGATGTGGAGCGACTCACCGTGAACGCCACCTGGGGTACCGACGTCACCGCGAACAACCTCGCCCGGGCCTACTTCCTCGAGAAGGTTCGGATCGACAGCGACTCCATCGAGCTGCTCCACCGCTCGGCGCTGGGCGAGGCGGAGATCTCCTTCCCCGTTCGCACGGTGCTTGAGTGACGTTCAGCGCCAACGAGATCAGCACCGAGGGCGGCTCCCCGGTTGAGCTCTTCGAGTTCGCCCTCCAGGGGAGCACCTACGCCTTCACCTCCGGGGAGGAGGAGGTCGTCGTGGGGGCCGTGACCTACGATCCCGTCTCGATCTCCAGGAGCTCCATCAACGTGGGGCCGGAGGTCCGGACCGAGATCATCTCGATCGAGCTGCCCAGCAACAACGCCTTCGCCAGGTTGTACATCGACATCGTCCCCGGCGCCCAGGCGGTCCTGACCATAAAGAGGTTCCACCGCTTCGACGGCGTCACCCCCGAGGTCGTCACGATCTTCACCGGGGTGGTCCGCTCGGTGGGTTTCTCCCTGGATGGGCGCTCGGCGCGGGTGGCTGTCCTGCCGCTCACCTCCGGGCTCAGCCGCACCATCCCTCGGTTCCACTACAGCAACCTCTGCAACCACGTCCTCTACGACTCCGGCTGCAAGGTCGTCGAGAACGACTTCCGGTTCACGGGTAACGTGTCCGCCGTGGTGGCGAACGTCTACACCATCCCTGGAGTCGGAGCCTCCGTGGCGACCCCCGCTGCGAGCGGCTTCGTGCGGTTCCAGTCCATCGACTACCGCCTGATCCTGAGCCAGAGCGGGGATGCCCTGACGCTGCTGCTGCCCTTTGGACCGGAGGTGGCGATTGGGAGTGAGGTGGACATCTTCCGGGGCTGCGCCCACGACATCGCGACGTGCAAGAGCAGCTTTGACAACGTACAGAATTACGGGGGCTTCGCGTTCGTGCCGCTGAAGAATATCTTCTCGACGGGGCTCGACTGATGGCCTTCTTCCTGATGCTGCTTCTATTCGTGGGGTTCTTCGTCCTCACGCAGCTCCTGCGCCCCAAGCCCGAGGAGCAGCAGCCGGGCAAGCCGACGTTCAACTTCCCCACCGCGACGGAGGGGCGCATCGTCCCGCTCATCTGGGGTACGGTCAAGATCGACGGCCCCAACGTAGTCTGGTACGGAGATACCTCCCAGGTCGCCATCACCCAGGACCCCAGCGGCGGCGGCCTCCTGGCCTTCTTCGGCCTCTTCGCTGGCGGCGGTCAGGCCGTGGGATTCAAATACTTCGTCGGCATCCAGTTCGCCCTCTGCCGCGGCCCGGTTGGTTCGCTGAGGCGCATCTGGGTCGGCGACGAGGAGCTGTTCAGCGGCACCCTGGGCGAGGCCACGACGTCGATTGACCAGCCCAACTTCTACGGCGGGGATGACCTGGGCAACGGCGGCATCGTGGGCGACTTCAGCTTCAAGCTGGGGACGGAGGTGCAGGCGCCCAACACGTACCTGACGGAGTTCCAGCTGGAGGGGGGCGATACACCTGGCTACGTCGGGACCTGCTACGGCGTCTTCGAGGGCGGCTACATCGGCAACAGCACGAGCATCAAGCCCTGGTCCTTCGAGGTGCAGCGCATCCCGAACGGCCTCGCCCTGGGCACCCCCACCATCAACACCTTCGACGCCAACCCCGCCAACGTCATCTACGAGCTGCTGACCAACGCCGAGTGGGGCCTCGGGCTCCCGGCGGCCACCATCGACACCACCAACTTCACCGCGGCGGCGAGCACCCTGATCACCGAGGGCAACGGCTTCAGCATGGTGCTGGACCGCAGCATGGAGGCGCTGGAGCTCCTGCGGATCCTCGAGAAGCAGATGGACGGCCTGGTGATCTACTCCCGCTCCTCGGGCAAGTGGCAGATCAACCTGGCCCGAGGCGGCTACGACATCGACGACGTGCCCCAGCTGGACGAGGGCAACATCCTGGAGATCTCCGACTTCGCCCGCGGAGCCTGGGAGGACACCACCAACCACGTCAACGTCGACTTCACCGACCGCGCCCGGGGCTACTTCGACACGTCCGCGAAGGCCCAGGACATGGCCAACGTCCGAATCCAGGCTGGCCAGAACATCATCGCCCAGGAGACCTATCCGGGCGTCAAGGACGCGGCCCTGGCCAACAGCATCGCCTGGCGGGACCTCCGCGGCCTCTCCTACCCCCTGGCCAAGGCCAAGCTGGTGGTGGATCGAACCTTCTGGGACCTGGATCCCGGGGACGTGGTGGCCTGGACCGACGCCCAGCTCGGCTTCACCCAGCTGCCGATGCGCATCACCAAGATCGACCTGGGCGAGCTCCAGGATGGACGGATCACCCTGGATCTGGTCCAGGACATCTTCCAGTTCGCCGCGGGCTCCTTCTCCAACCCCCCGGCCACGGGCTGGGACCCCCCGCAGGACAGCCTGGTACCCTTCCCCTCCGCCCAGCAGCTGGCCTTCCCCGCCCCCTACGCCTTCATCTTCCGGGATCCGGCCCAGCCGGGCACCAGGAGCCGCGTCTGGGCCGCAGGGCGCAACCAGGGGGACGGGGCGGTGCTATTCGACCTGACCCAGCGGAATGCCTCCGGCAGCCCCTCCGGGGCCTTCGCGAACGACGGGACGGTGGTGGCCTTCATGCTCATCGGGGAGCTGGAGGCCGACCTGGAGCGGGACGGGGCGAGCCCCCAGGCCACCGTGGACGTGGACCCGGATCCGGATGCCGTCGCGACCCTGGTGGCGGCCTTCACCCCCGTCTCCCCCAGCCAGATCGGGGTGAGCCTCGCCCAGCTGATGTACGTCGGCGGGGAGTTCATCGCCGCCGAGGACGGCACCTCCGTCGGCGGGGACCTGAGGCTCGCCAACGTGTACCGGGGTCTCCTGGACACGACGCCCCAGCTCCACGTCGCGGGGACCCCCGTCTACCTCATCTTCGTCGGGGGCGGCATGTCGGGCACCTCCCTGCCCATCAACAACAACGTGGACGTGCGGCTGCTGCCCAGGAGCCTCACCGACCAGGTGGCGTCGGGCAGCGCGACGACCATCAGCTTCTCCATGGGCAGGCGGGACCGGCGTCCCTACCCCCCGATCCTCCCGGAGATCAACGCGGTCCTCTACGAGCCCGGCCCCGTGGACCTGGACGACCTGGGCTCCGGCCTGGACGACCCCCACCTCGAGGTTGAGTTCATCCGTCGGGACTGGAGGACGGCCGACGAGGTGCAGGGGCTTACCGTGGACGCGGCATCCATCCAACCGGACTTCCCCGCGTTCAACGGCACCGAGTACGAGATCGACGTCATCGAGGATCCGGGCGGCACCCCGACCACCCTCTACACCACTCCGCTGGAGGACGGCGCCGCGCCCATCGAGGTGCTGCGTCGCAGGGTCCTGCGGTTCACCAACGGCGTCCAACCCACGGACCTGGGCGTGCGGATCCGGGCGCGGCACGACTTCGAGACGGATCTCTCCCTCGCGGCGCAGCAGACCCTCGACCACGACTTCACCGTCGAGTTCAACACCATCGCGGGCCACTTCAACTTCACGACGCTGGACGATTCCGAGATCAGCACCGTCTACACGGCGCCGGATACCGGGACGTACACGTTCAACATCGGCAGCAACCTACTGTCCTCCGGGATCCTCGAGGCCAGGATCAACGCGGGCAGCTTCGTGACCGTGATAGCGACCGGCAACGTGACCGGCACCCTGCCCGGGGTGGTGGCGGCGGACACCATCGAGGTCCGGCACACGCAGGGGGGCTCCAACGCCACGGAGACCTTCATGGAGCTGGTGGCGCCCACGGCGGGGCCTGACGCCTACGCCATCCTGGTCATCTGACTGGAGCTATGATTGAGTACCATGGAGGAGGGGCCGAAGATCACTATGACGAAGGAGGAGCTGGAGGAGCTCATCCACAAGACCGTCAAGAACACGCTCACCTCCCTGGGGCTGCGGTACACCGACCCCTTCGAGATGCAGCAGGACTTCCAGTTCCTCCGCGAGCTCCGCGAGGGCGTTCGGCAGGTCCGCTCGAAGAGCATCATCACCCTGATCGGCATCGCCCTGGCTGGCCTCGCGACCGTTCTCTGGCTCGGCATCAAGGCTGCCCTGCAGCACTGAGGTAGACCCTTTGGCCAACCCCCGCCTCCCCGACGACATACAACATAAGATCATCCAGCTGCGCCGCGAGGGACTATCCTACCGGGCGATAGGCGAGCAGCTGGGGATCAACAGCTCCACGGCCCACAAGCACTGCAAGAGCATCCTGCCCGAGGCGGGGATCGACCGGGCGACCGGGCAGATCCCCCGAGAGGAGCTCAACAAGCCCATCGACGACCGCGGCCCTGTGGGAGGGGAGACGCACATCCTGACCCCCGACCGGCCCCGGACCCTGGAGGAGATGTACGTCCTCTTCGGGATCGACAAGACCAAGTGGATCCCCACGGCGCTGCGGGCCAACGAGTGGCAGGGCTTCTACAAGCTGCCGACCGGCAGCCACCAGAAGGTGGCGCTGTGGCAGACGAGGGTGTCCTGGAAGCGGGTCGTCACCGAGTACATCGAGAGCGCCATCCTGGAGTTCATGCGGGAGAACCTGGTGGCCAAGCCCGCGCCCCCGCGACGGGTTCGCACCACGGAGCTGCGCAGGCCCGGCTTCATGGTGAGCTGGGGCCTGTGGGACACGCACCTGGGCATGCACGCCTGGCGGGGCGAGGTGGGTGAGGACTACGACCTGAAGATCGCGGCTCGGCGGGTGTTCAACTCCATCGACGACATGGCCGAGGAGCTGAGGCCCTACCCCGTCTCGAAGATCCTGATGCCCATCGGCAACGACTTCATGCACTTCGACAACGCCAAGGCCCAGACGACCTTCGGTGAGCACTACCTGGACACTGACTCCCGGTACGGCAAGGTCTACCTGGAGGCGCTCCGCTGCCTGGCCTACATGATCGAGACGGCTCTGCAGCTGACCAATCACCTCGAGCTGATCTACGTCCCGGGCAACCACGACCTGGCCACCAGCTTCACCCTGGTCGCGGCGCTCGCCCAGCGGTACCGGAACGACGCCCGGGTGGTCGCCGACCTGGACTTCAACCCTCGCAAGTACCGGGTGCACGGCCGCACCCTCATAGGCTTCGAGCACGGCCAGAAGTGCAAGGCTCAGCAGCTGGCGCTGATCATGGCCGAGGAGTGCCGCGAGGTCTGGTCCCAGGTGAAGTACCGGGAGATCCAGATCGGCCACACCCACCAGCACCGCGAGCACATGTACCAGTCCGTCACGCCCAACAACGGCGTCCTGATCCGAACCAACCCCAGCCTCTGCAACGCCGACGCCTGGCACCACGCCCAGGGATTCATCGGCGGGACCCGGTGCGTCGAGGCCTGGAGGTATGACATGGATGGTTTCCGAGGCAGCCACGCGACATGCGCCAGAGACGACATCAGCAGCAGCAACGAGTCATTCCACCTCTGAGCGCCCTGCCGGAGCCGAGCCGGCAGAGGGCCGAGGATGATGGCGCCCTCTCCAGGATCTGGACGAGGGGAAGGTTCACCCTGCGCATCCGCACGCGGTCGCGCGAGAACAGGGGGGTGCTGACCGAGTTCATCGACGGGGAGCCCATCCGCAACGTGGACGGCTCCCTAGACTTCCTCGCCACCATGGCGAGTCGCTGGTTCGCCTCCGTGAAGTGGGATGGAGAGGAGTAGATCTGCATGCCCGACCCCCCAATCGACGTTCGCTCCGGACACCCCAGCTCCTTCCCCATCCGCTGGCAATTCCCGAATCCCGATGCACTCCAGGAGGCCCTGGAGTGGTGGTGCATCATGCTGGGCATCTCGGACTGGTCCGTCGACGTTCAGCGCAAGAGGGCCTGCGAGCTGCAGGGTCTCTACGCGAGCGTGAACTGGACCCTGTCCCGGCGCCGCGCGACCATCCACCTTCTGCACTGCGACGATCTCAAATCGCTCGATGACCCCATGGACGAGGAGGAGAGCCTGGTTCACGAGCTCCTCCACGTGGTGCTGGCGGGCTGGACCGACCACGTCGGGAAGGGGATGACCGAGGAGGAGGGAGACGTGTTCATCGAGCAGCCCATCGACCGGCTCTCCCACTCCCTGGTCACCCTCCGCCGTGGAGGCTGCCACGCGGATCCCCTGGTGCTGGGTCCTCATGCCTTCACCTTCGAGCAGCCGGGGAATCTCCAGAGGATGAAGGACAGCCTCATGGCGGAGATCAGGAAGATGAACACCGTCGTCGACCCCGTGGATCGGCAGGGAGCCCCATGAGCAGCCAGGTTGCCGAGTACCAGTTCCGCACCAAGCCGTTCCGCCACCAGCTGGAGGAGTTCCTGGCCCACAGGGACGACGAGAGCCGCGCCATCTTCTGGGAGCAGGGGACGGGGAAGACCAAGCTCATCATCGACACCGCGGCGTGGCTGCTCCAGACGGGGAAGATCGACGGCATGCTGGTGATCGCCCCGAACGGAGTGCACCAGAACTGGGTCCTGCGGGAGCTGGTGCAGCACATGCCCGAGGGGGTGCTGGAGCGGACCTACACCTTCGTCTTCAGCAGCCAGAGGAGGAATGCTAAGTACCTCGAGCAGATGGAGAAGGTCCACGCCCGACCGGAGTTCGTGGTGGTCGCCATGGGCTACGACGGCTTCATGACGAAGCGGGGCCGCCTCCTGGCCCGGAAGTTCCTGCAGAGCCGCCGGGTCCTCTTCGTCCTGGACGAGTCGCGGAGGATCAAGAGCCCCGCCGCGAAGCGCACCCGAGCCATCGTGGCGGAGGGCTGCCACGCCTCCTACCGGCGGATCCTCACCGGAACCCCCGTGGCCAACGGCCCCTTCGACGTCTACGCCCCCATCAAGTTCCTGGACGAGACCTTCTGGTCCCGCCACGGCCTGGGCTCGTACCTCGCGTTCAAGACGACCTTCGGCGTCTGGGAGCAGCTGCGCCTCGGCCACAGGCAGTTCCAGAAGCTGCTCGCGTTCCGGAGCCTGGAGAGCTTGAACAAGCTGCTGTCGACCATCTCCAACCGAGTCGTCAAGTCGGAGGTGCTGGACCTGCCGCCCAAGCTATACAGCACCCGCACGTTCGAGATGAGTCCCGAGCAGGCGCGCCACTATCGCGAGATCCGGGACGACTTCGTGACATTCCTCGCCACCGGGGAGCCGCTCACGGCGCCGCTGGCCATCACGCGGGAGCTGAGGCTCCGCCAGATCCTCTCGGGCTACCTGCCCAGCGATCTCAACTCCGCCTGCCTGGACTTCCCCGAGCTCAACGCCCGGCTCTACGCCCTCGAGGATCTCCTCGATGAGGTCCCGCACCAGGCGATCATCTGGGCCAACTTCACCCGGGACATCGACCTGATCTGCGGCCTCCTGGGCGACCAGGTCGTTCGCTACGATGGAAAGGTGGGGGAGGACGATCGCACCGCCGCCATCAACCGATTCCAGGCTGGCGAGGTGAAATACTTCGTCGGCAACCCCGCGGCGGGAGGGACTGGGCTGACCCTGCACGCCGCGAGGACGGTGATCTACTACAACAACGACTTCGACCTGGAGAAGAGACTCCAGAGCGAGGACCGCGCCCACCGCATCGGACAGGCGCACCCGGTCAACTACATCGACCTGGTGTGCGAGGGAACCGTGGACGAGCGGATCGCGGATGCGCTCCAGCGGAAGGAGTTGATCTCCGCCCGGATCCTCCACGACCACCTCCGGCAGGAAACTTTGATCCGGCCCCTTGCCTTACCGTCCAACCTGGGGAATGATTGACGGCATGCCTGACTACACAGAATACCTCGACAAGCCGGTGGCCGCCGAGTTCCAGCAGCTCGAGGCCCTGACCCGCCAGATGCACTTCGCTCAGAAGGAGATGCTGGAGCTGGAGAAGCTGATGGAGGCCGCCAAGGAGCGGCACCGCGACATCTCCGAGCGTCAGCTGCCGGACCTGATGGACCAGCTGGGCCTGGAGGAGTTCAGGACCAGCTCCGGGTTGAAGGTGAAGGTCGACGTCAACATCTTTGCCAGCATCCCCAAGAGCCGCCACGACGAGGCCATGAAGTGGCTGGACGACAACGGGTTCGGCGGACTGATCAAGCGCAACGTCACCGTCCGGTTCTCCCGGGAGCAGCAGGACGAGGCTCAGCGGCTGGCGGACCAGCTGGTCGGCAACTTCTCCTCCGTGGAGCAGGACACCAAGGTCGAATCGGCAACTCTCCGGGCGTTCGCCCGCGAGCAGCTGAAGGGCGGGAGGGACCTGCCCCTCGACCTATTCGGAATCTTCCGTCGACGAGTCGCCCAGGTAGGCACCTGAGCCGTCGAAAACTTGGTCCCAAGCGACCGGGGGACCCTAAAGAGCCCGGCGAGCACAGGAGTTCGATCCCAATGGCGAAGCAGCAGAGCACCGAACTGGCCGAGCAGACCAAGGGGGAGCTGGCCACGATCTACGACTACGGCAACGAGGTGGGGAAGGGGTTCGAGAACCAGACCAGCGCCGACGTCGCGATCCCGTTCATCTCCATCCTGCAGGACCTCAGCCCGCAGGTCAAGAAGAACAAGGCGGAGTACATCGCCGGGGCCGAGCCGGGGATCCTCATCAACACCGTCACCCAGGAGCTGCTCCCGGACGGCATCGAGTTCATCCCGGCCACGACGGAGCACTTCTTCGTCGAGTGGGTGCCGCGCAACAAGGGCGGCGGTTTCGTGGCTCGCCACGCCCCCAACAGCGAGGTGGTCGCCAAGGCTCGCGCAATCAGCAAGGACTTCGGCAAGCTCACGACCAAGGAGGAGGACGGGAACGACCTCGTCGAGACGTTCTACGTCTACGGGATCGCCATCTGCAACGGCACCCCGATCCCAGCCATCGTGGCGTTCAGCAGCACGAAGATCAGGGTGTACAAGCGCTGGATGACTCGCGTGCGCACCTTCCAGATCGACGTGAACGGTCGGAAGCAGGTCCCGCCGCTCTTCGCCCACCTGGCCCGCATCGGCACCGTGCCGGAGACGAACAAGCGAGGTGAGGACTTCTTCAACTTCAGCGTCGAGCCCGCCAATGGCGACATCGCCAGCTCCCTCCTCCCCCCGACCGACGAGCGGTTCCAGGCCGCCCGGCTCCTGCGGGAGGCGGCGTCCCGCGGCGCCGTCCGCGCGGCCGACGAGACCCTGGGCTCGACCACCGGCGGCGCCGCCGACATGTCCGACGTTCCGTTCTGACCCCCTCCGCGCCGGATCCCCGGGCGCACCCGCGCTCGGGGATCCCTTTCCCCCATCCTCGTCAGAATGAGCGATCCCCCCTCCACCACCCAGTCCGTGGTCTGGTCCCCCCAGCAGGCCGCCGCGCTGGATGACGTAGGTAGCTGGCTGCGATCCGGACGGGAGCAGATCTTCCGGCTCTTCGGCTACGCCGGGACCGGCAAGACTGAGCTAGCCAAGCACCTGGCCCGGATGCAGAGCGGAATGACCCTATTCGCCGCCTTCACCGGCAAGGCCGCCTACGTCATGAGCCAGCGCGGCTGCATGGGCGCGACGACCATCCACCGCCTCATCTATGTCCCCAGGGAGAAGAGTCGCGAGCGGCTTCGGACGCTCCAGGGGGAGCTCACCGATCTCCTCCTCGTGGAGCCGGACTCCATCAAGGTGCGGGAGATCAGGGGGAAGATAGCCGAGGAGACGAAGCTACTCAAGAGGCCCTCCTTCTCCCTCAACTCGGAGAGCGTGGTGCGGGACGCGAGCCTCGTCATCATCGACGAGTGCTCCATGGTGGACGAGCGGATCGGTCAGGACCTGCTGAGCTTCGGGACGAAGATCCTCGTGATCGGAGATCCGGCCCAGCTGCCGCCCGTCATGGGCACCGGCTTCTTCACCAACGGCAAGCCCGATGCCATGCTGACGGAGATCCATCGCCAGGCCCGGGGGAACCCGATCATCCAGCTCGCCACCGCCGTCCGTGAGGGACAGAAGCTGGAGGAGGGTACCTATGGCTCCAGCCGGGTCATCGACTGGGCGGACGTGGAGCCGGAGGACGCCCTGGCCGTGGATCAGATCCTGGTCGGGACCAACAAGCTGCGGCGAGGGACAAACCAGCGCATGCGGGAGCTGCTGGGCTTCAAGACCCACCTCCCCGAGGCGAACGACCGCCTGGTCTGCCTGCGCAACAACCACCAGGAGGGCCTGATGAACGGGGCCATCTGGAAGGTGCTCGCCGCGGGTTCGGCGGACCAGGACCAGATCCCCCTGACGATCGAGTCCGAGGACGGCGCCCACCTAGACGTCATGGCGCACCTCGCCCCCTTCATGGGCCAGGAGGTGGAGCACTGGACCCGCCGCGACGCCCAGGAGTTCGACTTCGGCTACGCCCTGACGGTGCACAAGTCCCAGGGCAGCCAGTGGCCCAAGGTCCTCGTGTTCGACGAGAGCAAGAAGTTCAGCCAGGCGGCCCGGGCGTGGTTGTACACCGCGGTCACCCGGGCGTCGGAAAGTCTCACAATCGTTCGATGAAAGGAATCCCGTCCATGCGTCCCCGTCTCCTCCTCGGTCTACTCATCCTGGCCCTCCTCTCCCTGATGGCAGGGTGCGTCAACTCCTACACCACGAAGGAGGGCGTGACCTTCGTCTCCCGCTCGACCATCTTCGAGCCGAGCGCCACGGTGCTCCTCTTCGAGGGCCAGCCCATCGGCTACGTCGGAGGCCCTCCGGGAATGGCTCAGGTGGCGGGGGCGGCTGGTCAGGCCGCGGGCGGGGCTCTGGTGCGTCCGGCCCGCACGACCGTCACCTCGAGCGCCAGCGGGGGCGCGGCGGGCAGCGTCTCCCTGTCCGAGTCCGATAGTCGCTCCGAGAGCAACGCCGAGGGTGGGGGCTTCACCCCTCCCGGCCACGACGGGGATCACGGCAACCCTCACTGAGAGATTTCCTCGAGAATCTTCTTGCCCCGAGCCCTCCCCCATGGGAGACTTGGGGCGTTCTTTCATCCAAGCCAACTACGAGGAGAGTCCAATGTCCGCGACTGCAGTGATCACCAAGGAGGCCATCGAGGCGATGAACGGCACGGAGCTGGTCCGGACGTTCAACGAGCTGACGGGCCAGTCCGTCAAGAAGTTCTCGGATCGGAAGACGGGCATCGCCCGGACGATCAAGGCCCTGGGGGCCCAGTCCGGCCCCATTGGCCTCGCCGAGGCCGCGGCGGTCGCCGTGAAGGAGAGCACTCCGAAGAAGGCCGCCATGAGCGGCAAGCCCTCCAAGGCCCGGCGCAAGCTGCTGAACCTCCCGGCCCGCAGCAACCAGAAGCCCCACCGGGAGGGGACGAACCGAGCCAAGCTGGTCCAGCTCCTGCACAGCGGCGCCACGATCGAGCAGTGCATGGCCGCCACCGGCTGGGACTTCCGCAACACCTACGAGGGGATCCGCATCCTGCACACCTACCTGGGCTACGGCCTGGTCGAGGACGAGCGGGGCGTGATCAAGCTGGTGGTCTGACGCCATGGGAACGCAGGCATACCCCCGACTCAGCATCGAGACCTTCGGCGCCCACCTTCTGGACACCGAGGATCTCGATCCCATCTACGTCGCCCTGCACCGCTGCCGCACCGACTTCGGGTGGCCGGAGGAGCAGATCGCCCGGTGGCTGGTGGCCTACTGGTGCTTCTACGACGCTGGGGTGGCCTGCTGGATGGCGGAGGAGGGGTTGCCCTTCTGGGAGTGGATGGTGACCGCGGCGACCAACGAGAAGCCCTCCCCAGTGGGAAGGTGGCCCCGCGCCAAGGAGCGCCGCCACTTCCGCGGCGGCAAGGCGATCAAGGCAGTCAGGGAGCTGGAGTGGGCCTACCCCGAGCCCATCCGGATGATCGACAGGCTCCGCTCCGTGCAGCCCTCGATCGGCGCCGTCATGGCCGAGGTCAAGCGTCACTACCTCTTCGGCGACTGGATCGCCTTCAAGGTGGCGGACATGCTGGACCGCTGCCTGGGCCATCACATCAACTTCGACATGGGCCACGTGTTCATGTTCGAGCAGCCCGTCGAGGCTGCGATCATGCTCTGGAGAAACGTCAACAAGCTGGTGGACTACGCCAACCCCCGGGATCGGGAGGGGGTGCTTCGCACGGTGGTCCAGTACCTCCAGGACGCCTTCGCCGATCGAAAGGCGCCCCCCACCCGCGACCGAGGGATCAACCTGCAGGAGATCGAGACGATCCTCTGCAAATGGAAGAGCCACATGAGCGGCCACTACCCGCTGTGGAACGACATAACCGAGATAGGACACTCCATAGACAAGTGGGTCGCCGACAGCGAGCTCGCCGCGGCGTTCCAGATCGCCCTACCAACAAGGAGTGAGTCATGAGAAAGTCCTGGCCCATCATCATCCTCCTCGGCGTCAGCAACGTGGTCTACGCCCAGGCGGAGCCGTGGTCGTTCGACTTCAACGTGGATCAGGTTCAGGGTCAAGTGGATGGCGGCACCCTCTACGGGTCAGGCATCTACGGCATGTGCCTCTACGAGAGCATCAGTCCCCTCCTCTTCGAGGACTGGATCCTCTACGAGGAGGGCAACAACCTCTGCCGCGACGTCGCGGCCCCCAGCGAGTACGTGATCGAGCAAACCCTGCTCGGCATCCAGGAGGGCTCCCTCTCGTTCGGGATCTTCGACACCTCCGCCCAGGTCATCACGGTCACTCCGACGAAGATCGGCGTGAAGGAGATCTTCCTTGATCCCAACTCCCCCTGGGCTCTGTTCAATGAGCAGCCGGTGGTCGCGGACATCGACGCCTCCACGCCCCACGCCATCCGCCTCATCCGGGAGATCTCGGATGATGCCAGCAACGACGTGTCCTATCGCGTGCTCGTGGACGGAGTCGAGCTGCTCCGGTTCGACCAGGGCGCCCTGACCTCCACCGTGGCGCTCCACTCATACACCTACCCGACCCCCTACTGGGAACTCGAGGGCAAGGCGCTCATCGGCCTCTCCCCCTATGGTCAGGCAACCGTGGCCCAGCAGGTGGGATGGTTCTACGTCATCGGCTCCTCGCAGATGATCGGCGAGGAGGATGAGGAGGCTGACGTCGATGGAGATGGCCTGGTCGGCATGGGCGACCTCCTCGAGATCATCTCCAGCTGGGGCGGCTGCCCGGGGATGCCGGAACCCTGCCCCGCGGACTTCGCCGCGCCTATGATGACGGTCGGCATCCCCGAGTTGCTGGGGACCCTCGGCAGCTGGGACTGAGTTCATGCGACCCAAGATCAAGACGAAGACCTACCGCGAGGCGCACCAGGAGGCAAAGCTCCTGGGCGCCTCGATTCAACTATTCACCGACAAGCCCATGTCCTACGCCGCAGCCATCAAGCGACTCCCGCCTGACGGCTTCCTCATCTTCGAGCCGGAGACCCGCAAGTGGACCCCCGCGAAGTTCGCCAGCCCGTGACGGACCCCGAGGTGATAGTCGTCGGCGCGGGCCTGTTCGGCTCCATCGTCGCCCGCACCCTGCACGATGCGGGGGCCAAGGTGGTGGTCGTCGATGACCTGCGGCCAGACAGCGGTAGCCGCCCCTCGGCCTGCCTGATGAAGCCCAGCTGGTTCGCGGGCCTCGGCAGGGACGTACACGAGCCGAGCCTCGCCCTGCTGGACCGCCTCTACGGCGTGCAGACGCTGCAGTTCGCCATCCCGCCGACGCGGGCCTTCTTCCCGGTGTTCCGGGTGGCGCCGGAGAACATCCTCCGCGACCCCACGGTGGACTTCTGGGAGGGGACCGTGGAGGCCGTTGGCCAGCGATTCGTGCAGGTCGACGGCATGCGATTCGACGCCAATATCGTGGTCGTCGCCGCGGGCGTCTGGACCGGGAAGCTGCTGCCCGTACCCGGGCTCACGGGGAAGAAGGGCGTGTCGTTCCTCTGGCGGGGCCAGATCCCGACCCCCTTCATCCGCCCCTGGGCGCCGTACAAGCAGCTGGTGGCGTTCAACCAGGACCCGATGACCATCTGGGCCGGGGACGGATCCGCCATCAAGACCGAGAACTGGACCATCGAGCGGCAGGCGACGTGCCTGACCCGCGTTGCCGGCGCCACGAAGCTGGACCCCGCCCGGGCGACGGCCCTGACCGGCATCCGCCCCTTCGTGCCGAAGTGCAAGCCCTGCTACCTGGAGGAGCGGGAGCCCGGCCTGTGGATCGTCACCGGGGGCGGGAAGAACGGCACCATCGCCGCCGGGTGGGCGGCGCAGAGGATCCTGGAGGCGGTGAGATGATAGATCTCACGGGGTTGACCTTCGGCTGCGAGCACGAGTGGGCCGACTGGGACCAGCGCAACCCGCTCCCCCACGGCTTCGGCATCGATCGTCGCGACACGACGATGGTCAACTCGAACGGAATCGCCGTCGACCCCACCGGGCGGCACCACCACCGCGGCGGCGAGGTGAACACCCGCCCCACGTCCAATCCCTACGACCAATCGGTCCTCATGAGCCAGCTGCTTCAGGGGCCTTGCAGGGATGCCGTGGTCAACTACCGCAGCAACCTGCACGTGCACGTGCGGGTCCCCGGCCTGCGGGACGACCTGCCGGCGCTGAAGAAGCTGGCCTTCTTCAACCAGCGGTTCCTGAAGCGGATCCTCCCGCTGGTGGAGCCGATACCAAGACCCAACGTGAACGAGTTCCTGGGCAACGCCGAGGAGTTCATCGGCGCCATGCGCCGATACCGAAGGCGCCTCCGCTCACACCACACGACTCTCCCCGAGGCCCGCGTGAACCGGCAGCTGACAGCCCTCACCCTCCAGGAGTTCTTCGAGGGAGAGGTGCCCGCCAAGGACGACGGGGTTCCCCTCTGGTACTGTCAGCCCCGCGCCGCCGTGAACGTGCGGCAGCTGAGGGAGACGGACACGGTCGAGTTCCGCCACTTCCCCGGCACCCTGGACGCAGGGGAGTTGGACACCTGCGTCTCGTGGTGCCGAGACTGGATGATCATGGCCCTGGACTGGGCTCCGGGTTACGATCCCATCCGGTTCTACCAGACAACCTACGCCCACAGGGGCTGGCCCAAGTTCCCCAGTTACGTCCACTGGATGGAGCAGAGATACCGGCTCACGGTACTTGACGGAAGCATCCCCCGGGATCTTGCCATTCGCAACATCGCGGCTATCCTTGAGGGTCGAACCCCGGAGCAGCCGTCGTGATCCTCGTCCTCTGCCACGGCAACGTCAACCGCTCACCCGCATGCGAGGCGGTCCTCCGATCCATAGGAGTGGACGCCACCTCCGCCGGGTTCACCCACGCGGGGCGCCGCGCGGCGGGCAAGATGCGACGGGAGATGGCGCGGCACGGCTACGACCTGGCGCCGCACCGAACCCGAACCGTGACCAGGGAGATGGTCCTGGATCCGACGGTGGAACTGCTGGTCTACATGGACGTGGGCAACTACCGCAGGCTGAGCGCCCTCCTCGAGGGAGTCCCGGCCAGCGAGTGGCCCAGGACGGTCTGCCTGGGCACCTACATTGGGGCGCCGCGCATCGAGGACCCGGCCTTCATGCGGGACCAGAGCCCGGAGTTCATCGCGACGACCGAGGGCATCATCCGAGCCTCACTCGAGCTGGCGAGGACTCTGCCGTGATCATCACAATCAAGGGCACCTCCGGCTCCGGCAAGAGCACCATCGTCCGCCGAATCATGGAGCAATACCCCGGGGCGAGGATGAAGTGGAAGCGCGAGGGGCGCCGACAGCCCGTCTGCTATCAACTGGGCATCACGGAGCCGGGAGCCCGGGGGCTGGTCGTGCCCGGACACTACGAGACGGCCTGCGGTGGGTGCGACACGCTCCCGTCCTACGACTTCACCATGGACCTGATCCGCCGCGCCGACAGCGCGGGGTTCGACGTCCTCTACGAGGGCCTGCTCCTGAGCGGGGACGTCAAGAGGACCGCCGCGCTGCACGCGGAGGGTCGGAACATCATCGTGTTCGCCATCCAGCTGCCGCTGGAGGAGTGCCTGGCCTCCGTGAACGCCCGGAGGCGGGAGAAGAACCCCGAGGCGCCGGACGTGGATCCGAGGACGACGACGGCCAAGTGGCGCGGCGTGCACCTCGCCATGGACCGACTGAAGGAGCTGGGCGTCCGGACCTACTGGGGGACCAGGACGCAGGTGCTGTTCTCGATCGCCCGGTTGCTCGGGCGGGAGATGAACGAGGCGCTCGTCCTGGCGGCAGATCGCGCAGCTGAGAACTTCTACGTGCCGAAGTCTACACGGGGGCCTGACCTGGAGACCCTGGTCAAGGAAACCGTGGAGGCGATCCCGGGAGACGTGGCCGCCGGGAGAGCCTCTGAGTTCGTCGTTGGAGACGTACTCCGCAAGGAGGACACCGAGGCGGGCAGGGACATCTGGGCCGCAGTGGACAAGGCAGCGGCGCGGGCACCGGACTGGATTCGCCAGGCCGCAGCCGAGCTAGACGTCAACGAGTTCGACCGCGAACTCATGAATCGACCGGGGGCGACATGAGGATCCACCTTGGCTTCATCAACAACTGGAGGAACCTCTGGGGCGTGACCCTGATGGAGGCAGGCTGCAGCTGGGACTGGGACCATCCGTGGGTGCTGGAGGTGACCCTGATCCTGCTGGGGTTCGGCGTTCAGCTGTGCGTGATGGAGGTTGCCGATGACGCCCGGGACTGACGCATTCTTCGCCTTCGCCCGGGAGAGGTACCGCATCCACCTGGCGAGGAGCAGCGGCGCCCCGGGGCCGTGGACGGAGGACCCTATCC